ATTGGTAGGTCATTATGAATAAAGGCACATTAAATGGATTTAACAAATCCACAAATAATTTAAAACTCCAGCGTGTAATTTTAAATACAGGATATGTCGACATCCCATCAAACATTAACATCGTCTACGCAGTTGTTGTAGGTGGAGGCGGTGGAGGTGGAGGCATGGGCACAACCACTGTAAGCGGCGGTGGAGGTGGCGGTGGGTCAGTTATTCAAGGTTGGACTATCCCATTATCATATGCAGTAATCGGTGCTGGAGGAACAGGTCAGACTACTAGAGCCACCAGCGGTGGAGCCACAATATACGCAAATTTTTATGCTTCAGGTGGTAGTGGAGGGGCTGGAGGCACTAGTTACACAGGTCTTGCTGGCACTAATGGTTCTGGTTCTGGAGGCTCTTCTAGTGGGGTGGCTACTCAAGGTGCTTCTAATACTGCAACATCGATGGGCACCACTTTAGGCGGTGCTGGCGGAGCAGGGAATGCAGGTAACATAAGTTCTATCTACGAGGGCTATAGTGGAGAGGCTGGCTCAGGTGGTGGCGGTGGCGGTGGAATCTACACTAATGACCAAATAGATATTGTAGGCGGAACTGGCGGATTTGGGATTACTGGCGGGGGCGGTGGTTCTTGTTACTCAACAGGCGTGGCAGCAGTTCAAGGCGGTAGGGGCGGAGACGGAATCTACCCCGGAGGTTTAGGACTTCCTTATGTTTACGGAGATTTAATTATGGCTGCTGGCGGCGGAGGTGGCGGAGGAATCGTTGGGCCTGGAGGTTCTCCAAAAGGTTTAGAAAACTTAAGTTCAACAACTTCTAATTCAATTCCAGCCAGCCCAACGCTTAGAACATTTTCTGTAAGCGACACTAAAGGATTTGTATCTAACTGTGCAGTTAAAATTAGCGTAGTCGGTGACCCTCTTAGTTATGTCGCAGGTCGGGCTACGGTATCTGTAAATACTTCTGTATCTATTGCATCTGCAAACATGGCTGACTTTAACGGGTCTGGAACTTATAACAACTGGGTTATTGAGTATGACCCTTATGGTGGCGGAGGTGTTCGCACAAACGCTGGCGGTGTCGGAGGAATCGGTGGAGGCGGAGGCGGGGCTAGTAGCGGAAGCAGCACTTCGGGGGGAAATGGAGGTCAAGGTGCAGTTCTGCTGTACTGGTAAAAATTATGATTGTTAATAAAAAATTTGGATTTGTTCCTTCTGGATTAACTTTACAAAGAACAATACTTTCTACTGGTTATGTTGATATTCCATCGAACATTACTCAAGTTTTTGCGGTAGTAGTTGGCGGTGGCGGTGGGAGTTCTCTTACCGTAAATGGTTCCGCAGGGGGTGGCGGAGGCGGTGTGGCTTTTGGATATGTAACCGCAACAGACTACGCAGTAGTAGGTGTTGGCGGAACTCAAGACGAAGCAACATCTGAAGGCTTAAGTGGCGGTAGAAGTTCTTATGGCGGTTTATCTGCTAATGGCGGAGGTGGCGGTGGCGGGCTTATTGATGGAAAAGCAGCCATTGGTGCTGGAGGCGGAGGTGGTGGAGTGAGCAGTGCTCCAACCGCACAAGCAGGTGGAGTATCCACTGCTCTTCTTTTTTACAGAAGTGGTAGTGGTGGTGCAGGAGCATCAGGTAGCGGAGTAACCGCAACATCTGGAGGAAGCGGTACATCTGGTGGAGGAGGCGGTCTTGCTTACAGCAATATTGCTGGAGACACATCTACAATTACTGGCGGAAACGGTGGAAATGGACTTACTGGAGGCGGTGGCGGAGAGGCTATAAGTGATAGCACTCTTACTACTCTTCTCGGCGGTAATGGGGGTAATGGAGTTTACCCAGGACAACCAAGAGATGCAAATGGTTTTCCTGGTCTTGGAGGGGGAGTTTTAGGTTTGCCTAACGGTAAAGGTGGTCTAGGCGGAGGCGGTGGAGCAGGTGGCTTAGATGGGGGAGATGGTTGTGTATTATTATTTTGGTAAGGAGAAAAAATGCCTAATTATGCAGTAGTAAATCCACAAGGTGGAGTAGTGTCAAACATTGTAGTTGGTAATGATTTAGAATCAGTTAAAGAAGTTATCAGCGATGTTGTAGAGATTACTGAAGAAACTGGCGTTGCGGGAATCGATTACACATGGGATGCCGAGACTCAAAAATTTATCGCACCATTTAGAGAAGAACAAGAATAATTTAGTCTTTTTCTTTAGACCTAGGCTCCTGCTCAGGCCGTCTCTCAAAGACAACTCCATCGTGCTTCATTTCACAGCACCGAGCCAATATTTGTACTACAAAAAAGGCATTACAAACTTGACACCTATAAGGGTCTGGTACTCTATTTTGTTGTCCCATATACAACAATTGTCGCACGCCTGGTGCTAGGCTATCTTTATGACTGACTGGAAACCTTTAGAGCGTTCTCAGACTCCCCTTATTTCACGGGTAGTTTTAGACGATATCACTCAAGAACTGATAAAACCTTTTGACTACAAATCAGATGGAACAGAGCAGTTTTTCCCGTATCTGCTACCTACAAACCTACCTAAAGACTTTGGTATCGGGGTTATTGTTGGGGCATCTGGAACTGGAAAATCAAAACTTTTGTCCCAATTCGGAACTATTCAAGAAAAACTTGTTTGGCAAGAAAACCAGTCAATAGCATCACACTTTGAGACTCCAGTAGACGCTAATGAAAAACTATCCGCTGCTGGGCTTATGTCGGTGCCAGAGTGGGTAAAACCTTACAATGTGCTTTCAAATGGTCAGCAGTTTCGTGCGGACTTGGCTCGTTCTCTACACGACAATGCTTTGATTGACGAGTTTACTTCTGTAATTGACCGCAATGTTGCCAAGGCTGCGTCAACCGCAATGGCTCGCTATGTGAGAAAAAATAACATAAAGGGGATTGTTCTAGCCACTTGCCACCGAGACATTCTTGAATACCTAGAACCAGATTGGGTAATCGATACCGACAGAGGCGAGTGGGCTTCGGGAAGGTATCTTCATCGACTTGGTTCTTGAAATCCATCCTTGCTCAAACGAAGTTTGGAAGCACTTTGCTCCGCACCACTATCTCTCCGAATCGCTCAACAAGTCAGCACACTGCTACTTGGCACTCTGGAACGGGTCAGTAGTAGGATTTGCGTCTTCACTTGCTTATCCGTCTGGAACAGTAAAAGAAGCATACAGAGAGCACCGTCTTGTAGTGCTACCAGATTTCCAAGGATTTGGATTTGGACCAAAGATTTCAGAAGCCGTTGCTCAACACTATTTAGATAATGGCAAGAGATACTTCTCTAAGACTAGCCACCCCCGCCTTGGCGGATACAGAGACCAATCGGCATTGTGGAAACCTACATCTAAAAATCATAAGCGTCGCACAGACGGTCTAAACTTAGATGGAAAGTCGAGATGGAGCATTGACCCTAACCGCTGGAGTTATTCACACGAATATGTAGGTATTGACAAAACTATATCTTTATGATAGGCTTGTCTTTACCGATAGGAGTAAGCAATGTCTAAAAAGAAACAACAAATTGTAGAGTCAGTAAAACCAAACGCACTTTGGGAAATTACTACTGAGATGCAAATCAATGGTCGCAATGTGAGGCCCGGCACGGAACTAAAAATTCAAGGCTGGTCTGGTAGATACATATTTATAAAATATGTAAAAACCGAAAAAGGTAAAGAGTGGATAGATGTCTGGGGTGGGTCAAGAAAGATGGAGTCATTCAGAAGTTGCTCATTAGAAATGATTAAGACCGTACACGCTAAGAACAAAACTGAACAGCATTTGGCAAAAGAATATAAGAAAAAGCGTAAGGTTCAGTTGGCACAAGGAAAACAGACGGATACCAATGGAACCGAATAAAGATTTGGCTTTATTATATACAAGAGTCTCTACTCAACTTCAAGCCAGCGACGGAGTGAGCCTAGATGTTCAGACTAGACAACTAGAGCAAGCCGCCAAACTAGCAGGGTACGAGAATGTAGAAGTTGTTAGGGAAGAAGGTCGTTCAGGTAAGTCAATTACGGGCAGACCAGCCCTTACAGACGCTTTGAAACGGTTGGATAGTGGAGAAGCCAAAGCAATATTTGTCACCCGCATAGACCGTTTGGCACGCTCTACGAAGGACTTCTTGAGCATTGTAGATAGGGCTAATGTAAACAATTGGCGTTTGGTAATGCTTGACCTAAACTTAGACACCTCCACCTATCAAGGGCGTTTCGTGGTTACGATTATGTCTGCTTTGGCTGAGATGGAGCGTGGGATTATCTCTGAGCGACAGAAGGATGTCCATAAAGACCGTCGCCAGCGTGGAATTGTTTGGGGAGTAGACATGGGGCCAATGAACAAAACCCCCCAAGAAATCAAAGACCGAATTATCTTTGAACGCTCTCAGGGGGCTTCATTTAAAAAGATTGCTGACGGACTAAACCGAGACTCTATTCCAACTCAGAATCAGCGATTATGGTATCCAACGACTGTAAAGAATCTGATTGACTCAATTCAGTAGGGACTGGCTGGCTAAAAGTTCCATTTGTAGTACCTTCCACTTGTCCTTGAATCTCTAAAGTATTCAGGAAGTAGCCAGGGAAGTTATATTCACCAGCGTGAGTAATTCTTACCCAAGGAGCAGCGTACGCATCGTGACCTAACTTACGCCAAATGTCGCAGAAAGCATAGTCTTCAGATAAAAGAATAGACTCTGGCTCAGGCGTGATGTAAGTAGTAAAAAACTCATTAATTTCTTCGCCCATTTCAATTTCAATAGTAGGAGAGTTGTTTCTATATTTAGCAACTAAATCTGATTTAGCCATCTCCTCAAAAACATTACGACGAATAAACATCATTCCAGTACCAACATCACGAACCTTAAAAGGCTCGTCTGCTTTAAAAGTCTGAGAGTCTGGCAAAAAATTAACAGCAAAGTTTCCAGAGTAGAGTTCGAGATTTTCTCTACCAGCAAGAGCAGCCTTACGAACATTGTCCCAATTGATGGACTTCATAGGGTAGATGGCACCAATAAGGTCTTTACCTGAGTTGACCATCTTTACAATGTCCTCAGAAACCCATCCGTGGTCGCCATCAATAAATAGCAAAGCATCGGCATCGCTCTTCATAAACATATGAGCAAGGGTATTTCTTGCTCTAGTGATTAGGCTTTCGTTGGTGATAGACATAAGGTTCACCTGATGCCCAGCCTGATTCAGTGCGACCGTCAGTTGCGTCAAGCAAGATACATAGACGCTCTTAGAGTTTCCACCATACATAGGTGTACCAATTACAATTTTCATATTTATCTTTCTGTTAGGAGGACTGAGGTCTTGCGACCCCAGCCCTATCTTGTTACTCTCCCGCAACTAGACATTTTTACTCTACAACATATCTGTGTAGGTAAGTGCTTAGAAACGGTTTGTATTGAATCTGTTTACAACACTCCAGTCAACATCAGTTGATGTTGGTACTGCCTTAGGCAAGAGAATCATATTCTGAATCTCTGCTCTAGAGCCTTGTCCTACTATATCAAGACCACGGTCAGAGAGTTTACGCTGAAACGCAATCTGAGTCATAGCCCTTTCACCACGGTCTTCTGACCACATACGGTAGACAGAGTAAAGGTTCTTTACAGCCAAGGAGCCACCATTAGATTCCTTAGTCTCTTCTTCCAAGAACATACCAATGCGGTCTTCGTTCTTTTGGTACATCTCGCCAGCAGTTTTTACAGCAGTACACCAACCAAGAGGGTCTCTAGCACTAGAGTTCAAATATCTTATTGCTCCCTCGACAGCCCAAGACAGCACAGCAGGTAGAGCACCCTCAGGGTCAAACAAGTAAGCCTTTAGGTCAGGGTCTGGATTATCTGGAACATTGCTCCAAGGCACAGGGCGAAGTCTTCTCCACATAGCCTCGTCAGTAATGATAGGTCTGTGGTTGGTGGTGACCCACAACTTAGCACTGGACTCAAATGTAAATGGCTTCTCACCGGGAGAACGAGCAGAGATTTCAGATGAACCAGTCAACTTCTTTACAGAATTTTCTTTTAGACGCTCGGAGTCTGGCAACTCGTCGACCCAAACCATACGACGACCACGAAGTTCAGCCCAGTGGTATAGGTCAGTGCTACTAGATGACCCATCATTAGCGGCAAGGATACTTGAGTCTAGAGGCCAAGAGTATTGCTGAGTGCCTAATGCTTTTACGAGTGCTTCAACAAATGTGTTCTTACCAGAACCCGGCGGACCGTAAACCAAGAACATAACATCTTGAGTATTCAAACCAGTAAGAGTGTATCCAGCAGCACGCTGAAGCCATTCTTGAAGTTCTTTATCTCCACCAGTAGCGAAGTCAACAAACTGCTCCCAACGAACATTGCGTAGTCCTTGAGTATAGCCAACAGGTGCTCTCTTTGTAATGTGAAGTTCTGGTCTACCTTTTATGAGTTCACCAGTTTTCAAATCAACTACACCATTTGCTACGCCTAGAAGATGCTTATCTCCATCCCAAGACTCAACTGCCGTGACAACACGAGTATCAGAGTTGGCACTATCAATGGCACTGTTTAGGCGACCATTAGCCTTGGCTTGTCCAGCCCACTTTACGACATCGTTTTTCTTATCTTGGTCATCGTACTGAGA